CCATGTTGTTTTGGAAGAGCGAGACGTAAACCGTGGTCGCATCCGCCGGCGACATCGGCGCCGAGTCCATCTGAAGCGATGCCTCGCGCGAGGCATCGATGGTGACGCCACCGTCATCAGCGTAGAGAATCAAGCCAGGCTGCAACGCCACCACGTTCGTGCCGGCGGTGTTGGAGGTGACGATATTCAGCCCGCGATAGCTTCCGCCATTCAAGCCGACGCCTGGGAATTGCGGCGAGCCGTCCAGGTTCGTCTGGAAGGAGAGCGCGAGCGCGTTCTTCGGCGACATGATGATCGTCACGCCGTCCACCGGGACGTTGTTGGCGGCGAAGAAGTTGATCAGGACCATCAGGTCGGCGAGCGGGTTGGCCGTCGCGGCCACGGTCGGCGCGCCATTGGTGATCGACGCGGGATTGATGCCGGCGACCGCCGCGACCGCGGGGTCGATGAACTGCGAATCGAGGAAGCCGGCAATCCCCGCCACCATGTCGGCACGGACCAGGGCCTCGGCGCTCGGGTTGGAGAAGCGCACTAGCTCCTCGGTTAAGACGATGATGCCGGCCACCTTCGTCACGCCGAGCGTCTCCGATGCGAAGGCGAGCTTCGTCAGTGGCTTTGGCTTCGCCTCACCGACCCACCCGTAAGTGCCGCCGGCCGTCTGGCTCGGAATCTTGCAATTGAACGGGACGTTGCGGAGGCCTGGAATCTTCCCGAGAATCGTCGCGGGCCTCAGCAGCTCCAGGAAGTCATTGACGATGGTCTGGTTGACGAGCGGGCCCGCCCAGGTCGCATCGGTCGTGGTGCCCGCGGCGATGGCCGCTTTGAGCGAGAGCGCCACTTCAGGCGTCGAGTCATCCCACCGCTTCGCATACTCGGCGGCTTCGTGCTTGTTGCCCTGGCAGACCATCAACGCCATTGCCTGGCGGACGAATGGCATCCCGAGCGGGACATTCGGCTTGACCGAGACTTGCCGCGGCATCCCTGGCGCGATGATGGCCGGCGCCGGCGCCGCCTTCGTGATGATCAACTTTTCATGGTCGCGCCAACGCTGGAGGTCAGCATCGATGCTCTTCACCTGGCCGGTCAGCTCGTCGTGTTCCTTGGCCAGCTCCTCGCTCAGCGTCGCGCCTTCGGCGGCGCCGCTCTCCATGATTTCGACCATGCGCGCGGTGGTGGCGGCGCGTTTGTTTTCGAGGTTCTGAATATGTTCCGCAGTCGTAGGTTGACCCATCGCGGGCCTCTTCATCGGCACGCCCGAGACGCCAGGCAGGTTGTGGCCAGACGCGGCCAGGTGAGGAGCGTCGTAAGACTTGATGGTTTGAATCGTCGTCTCGACATTCGACGGCACGGTGACCAGCGATAGCTCGCAGATTTCGGTCTTGAGCAGGTGATAGCCGCCGGAGGCGAGTGCCTTCACGCCATCGGCGAGCGGGCGGAAGCCGATAGAGACGCCGGTGATGAGGCCGGCTTTAATCGAGTCCCAGGCTTCGTTGACGCGGTCGCGAACCAGACCAGGGGTCGCGACTTCCGGGAGCTGCGCTTCAAAGGTAATCCCGCGCGCGCTCGCGGTCAGCGTGACGCGCCCGACCGGCCGCTCGCGGTCATGATGCAAGAGGAGCGGGAGCGGATTACGGAACGAGGCGCCGAGCGGCTCCAGGATATCGCCGCGGCGATCTGGCGTCGGCGTCGATGCCATGCCGGTGATAATCCGGCGGTCGCCATCGAGAGCCTTAATGGAGAGGACCGCGTAAGCTCGGTCGAGCACGCGGTTGAGATTACGAGCCTAGTCCCTCTCGTCTGATTTTGGATTTCTAATATGCCGGCCGAGTTCGCGACGGACGAGTTCTCGCCGGATGAATTCGGGCACGCTCACGCGCTCGCTCGCCGCGCGTTTGTAAATCAGGTCATAGCGGCGAGAGGGAAGCGCGAGGCACACCTTCGTTGATGGGTCTGTCGCATCGAGCGGCGGCCGGCCTCGGCGGTGTTGCACTGTTAGGGACCTCCGAAAATATACACCTCAACCTCGCCATCCGGCGGCACCTGATCACGGTGCATCGCATCGAGCGCCATCACCAGAGCGTAGACGCCGTCGATGCGCTCGGTGGATTTCGCCTTCGATGGTTGGATGTTGCCGGCGTTATCGATATCGATGGAGGCGTTGCCGATGTTCCACTTGAGGATGGGGTGGCCATCGTGACGAATGGTTTTTTCGAGAATCGCTTTTTCGAGTGCCTTACTCGGCGCCGAGAGCGTCGCTTTTCCCTGGCGCATCTTCACGCAGGTGAACCCGTCGAGCTTCTCCAGGCGCGCGACCAGGTCCACGGCATTCCACGGGTCATAGGCCACCATGCGAACCTCGAAACGGTTCTGCCAATCGAGGAGGTGCGCGCGCACCAGGTCGTAATCAATCGTCGGGCCTGGCGTCGCGATGAGGAAGCCGCGGCGCGCCCACTCGTCGTAAGGCACGCGGTCACGCGCGACTCGAGTTTGGATGCGCTCACTCGGACAGAAGAACTGCGCGAGCACCGAGCAGCCAGGCCCGCTCTCATCAGGGAAGACCGCCACCGCGGCGGTGAGGTCGGTCGTGGTCGAGAGGTCCAGGCCGATGTAACACCGCTTGCCGAGGAGCGCGCCGCCATCAATCGAGGCCTGGCACGCGAGCCAGGCGTCCATCGCAATCCACCGCGCGTCTTGCTCGGTCCATTGGTTGAGATAGAGCCGGCGAAAGGCGTTCTCTTGCGCGGGTATTTCGATTGCGCGCGCGCACGCTGAGCGCAGCTCTTCAAGCGAGCGGAAGTCGCCGAGCGCGGGGTTCGCTTTTTTCCACACCCGCTCGTCCTTCCAGTCGGCCTCTATCGGCGCCTCCCAGATGATCGGGAGGAACGTCGGGTCAATCTCCGGCGCATCGAGCACGCGCTTCGCGTGCTGGTAAAGCTCCCAGAGGATGGAGTGCCGGTCGTAGCCTGCCGTCGAAATGGCAATCACGAGCGGCTGCGCGCGCGCGCCGGTCGAGGAGGCGAGCACGTCCCAGAGGTCGCGCGTCGCCGCGGCGTGCAGCTCGTCATAAATCACGCGCGAGGCATTGAATCCGTGCTTGGAGTAAGCCTCGGCGGAGATGGCGCGATAGAAGCTCCCGCTCTTCCGATGCACGATGCGCTTTTGCGAGTCAACGATTTCGCACGCGGCGTCGAGCTCGGGGTCATTTCGGATCATCTGCGCGGCGACGTTGAAGCAAAGCGCCGCCTGGTCTTTGTCATTCGCCGCGGAGTAAATCTCGCCGCCGACCTCGCCATCGAAGAGCAGCCCATCAATCGCGAGCGCCGCGCAGAGTTCGGTCTTCCCGTTCTTCCTCGGCATCATGAGGAGGCATGTTCGATACTGCCGAAGGCCCGTCGCTCGATTGATTTTGAAGAGCGGGCGGATGATGCGGTGCTCTTGCCAGGGCCGGAGCTGGAAGGGTTGGCCGGCAAACGGTCCCTTGGTGTGCGTGAGCTGGTTGATGAGCCGCACTTTTTCGGTCGGCGTCACAGATGGCCACCCCACTTACTCGCCGGCGCCTCGGGCGCCGCGGTATGGATGCGCGCGCGCGAGCTGGGCGTCATGCCGAATTCCGTGAGAAAACTTTTCATCTGCGCGCTCGCGCGGTCGGCAATCTTCACGTAAGGCGAGATGACCGGCAGCTCTAGGCCTTGCCGATTCGCTTTGATCACCATGCCGAATTGACGAATCTTTTGCGTGGCTTGCTTCCAGGTGGTCCAGGCGACGCAATAGGCGGCGAGCGCATCAGCGTCGGTTTCGGTCAAGACCCCGAGGCGCGCGAGGAGCGGCGCCAGGCGGCGCCACTCACCCTTCGCCGCCTCATCGAGCCACTCCGGCGGCGGGAAGTCATCAGGCACGCGCGATGGCTGCGGCTCGCGAAGATTCACCGGACGCTTTCGCGGATTGCCGCGGAGCAAGCGGAGCGCGGTCGGCGTCGGCTTGCGACCTTTCACAGTTCCGCCTCCATCCGAATTTCAACGGGCCCGACCGCTTGCGTCGCCTGGCGAGGGTCGCCCTTAGAGAAGACCAAAACATTTTGGTGCGCCTTGCCGAGCTTCCTGGAGGATTCGAACGCTTTACTTACGCGAATCGGGAGCGAGCCCACCGCGGTGACGAGAATGGCGTCGTTGTAGAGGCGGAGGCCGGCGTCCGTGAATGCATCCTGCGTATCGCGCACGAACCCACGATAAAACCCTTTCGGGTCGCGAATGTCGCCGACGACGAAGCACGCGAAGCGGTCAGGCCGAAGAGCGGCAGCCGCGGCGGCGATGATGGCGCGATAGGCGTCGCGAAAATCCACATACTCCATCGTCGAGAGGTCGCGCGGGTCGTCGCTGTAGCGCTCCAGGTCGCCATACGGCGGGCACGAAAAGACCAGGTCGGCGGCCAGGCCCGAGCAGAGCGCCGGCAGCTCGCGACTATCGCCATGAATCCACCGCGGCCGAGGCTCGCCGCCGATGCGCGACCATTGCGATTCATTGGCGGCAATCTGCGCCTCGCTAAGGTCGATGCCGACATACGAGCGCCCGAGCTGCGCGGCGACGATGCCGCGAACCGAGCCGCCGGCAAACGGGTCGAGGATGAGCCCGCTCGGCGGACAGAACCAGTGATAGACGAGTTCGCAGAGCACAGGGTCGAAGATAGAGGCGCCGGTGGTATCAGCCACGAGTGCGTCCTGGCTTGTAATCTTTTCGAGGCCCGCGGACGCCAGGGAGCGGCGAGCCACCAGGCGACGCGGCGCCTTCCTCGCTTCGCCCTAGCTCGCTCTCAATTCCCAACGCCAACCACGCTCGCTTGCGCTCTTGCCAGTAGCCTTGTCGCGCATCGAGCACCGAGAACGGCGGCACGCCGAAGCGCTCAGCGAGCGTCGCGCGGGCCTCCTCCTCGGAGAGCGCCGGCGGCAAGAGCGTCGCCAGTTCCTCGGCGGTGAAAAAGGCGGAGAGGTCTTCGCCGTTGCTGAGGTCGGCGGCGAGCTGCTCCAGGTTCCACTCTGCGAGTTCGGCGGTGCGATTGTCGTAAAGCGCGAGCGCGCGCTTTTGCTCTGCGCTCAGGCCCGAGCGCCGCACGGCTATCAGCTCGTCGCCGGCGGCCTCGATGATGCGCGCGCGCGAAATGCCGGCGCCTGGCGCCGCGGCCAGGACGCCATTGCCGGCGAGCACCAAGTTCGCCTCGTCGATGACGATGGAGCGCGCGGCGCCGACTGCCTGGAGAGCTGCGATGGTCATCTCCAGGTTGCGAGGCGGATGTGAGCGCCGATTCTCGGGGTCCTGGCGCAGCTCTTCCAGGGAGATGCGTTCGGCCTGTGGCGGGCCTCCTGGCGCCTTCCTGGGAGGCTTAGAGCGCTTCACCAAAAAAACCTCCAATTTCGCGGGATGTTGCGCGGAGGCCTGGAAGGCCCGGACTCCTCCTCGGCCGATGCGCGGGCCACATCCCCCCCCGCGCGGCCACCAGGCGCGCGAGGCGAGGCGCTCGGCCAGGCAGCCAGGGCGTGGCATGGGCGGTCTTTGCTGCTGATAGGTGGGCCTGGAATGGCTCTAGTCGCATCGAAG